CTGGAAAGCGGCACTTTGCACATCGATGAGAATGAAGTTGGAGCGTTGATACTGTGGATCTTTGAAATTCTCCGACTTCACGGGATTGCGGCTCCAGCCCTGCTTGTAGGTATAGGTGGTGGTTTCCTCCTTGCTGCCGCCCACCTTCCGGGCGGGATCCCGCTGGGCGGGTATGTACCGCACGAAGTTCACCCCTGCCTCCGGATCGTACCGCGTCCCCGGCAGCGCCGAGGCCCCGGCCGGCACCCGCAGCGGCGCCGGTGAGTATGTGTACAAGTGCTCCACCTTCGGCTTGACCATGTTCCGGCTGACGCTGTACTTTTTCTCGTCCGCCACGCCCCGCGCCTGCAGGATGAGATACCGGGCCAGCGGGTAGTAGTCCTTCTGCCGCCGCAGGATCTGCACGTCCACCTCGCCGCTGCCCCACACGTCGTCCAGCTTCTCGTCGTACAGCCAGAACACGCCGTCCTCCAGCCGCAGGCCGTGGCCGGAGATGACCACATGGACGTGGATACGCACCACCTCCCCGGTCTCGCCGTCCAGCTCACTGGGCACGATCACCCATTTCAGCACCTTGCCGTGCTTCTTCATCCGGTAGGCCACACGGTCCGCGAACTTCCGCGCCTCCTTCTTGGCCCCTGACAGCGTGCCGCCGCAGGCGGTCAGCGCCTCGTCGGTGAAGGACAGCGTCAGATACCCGTCGCCGTTGGCATAGTTGCAGTTCAGTGTCCGCGCCAGGGCGAGGATGGCCTGCTGCCGGTTGTTCTCCTGCTTCTTCTCGCTGCTGGCGCCCTTGATCCGTGCCCCCCGCCGGGAGGGCCTGCGCCCCACATAGGTCTTGCGGCGCTCTACCACAGAGCCGCTGGTGATCTTGGTGATCATGTACATTCCCTCCTTCGCCGTCGTCAT